TGCCCAACATAGCCGCCCCCCGACCGATTGGTCTCGACAATCTTCCGGAACGAAAAATGGAAAGAGAAAATTTCGCTGATATCGTACCACAAACACGTTCATCTGGTACTGAAGTACTTGAGATGCGCAATCGCATGTTTGACAATGGTCGCATGAATAACATATCACCCATCGAAAAACAATATGTTGGTCCGGGTATCGCGGTTGGCCCTGATGTAGCAGCTGCCGGTGGGTTTCAGCAAATTGTACGTGTCAACCCCGAAAATGTCGGCGCGCACCGTCTCACAACATTACCTGGTCGGAGTGGTCCAGCGCGAGACGTGTTTGGTGGACGTCGTGGGAAGATGGGCGACATTGCCAATAACCGTCCAGAAAAGACTGCATTTCTCCCCGATCGTCGTCCAGTCGCCGGTGGTAGGTCTCAAGGTTTTGATGGGCATGTTGTTCGCGGTGAACACGTAAACGGCAAGCGTTTAACAAATCGGTCGCAGACTGGGTCACGTGATGATGGTCTTGGGTTTTCGGGTGCTAAGAGTGTGGTAGCTGGTATGAAAATGGCACAAGATCCCACACGAAACAAGAAGGATGGAAATAGCGAACAGTATAGATATAACAACCAACTTGCACCAGGTGTTTCTACATTCTCACACGGATACCTTTCGTCCCCCGCAACAAAGATAGGCGAGGCGCGTACGTACGGAACGGGGCATACAGTAGAAGAATTATCTAAATACGGGTTCCGACCCGATGATCGCCGTGGTAAGGCGAACCGTAATGGTAACGCCGGTCGCATGAACGTTCGCGCGGGTCCTCTCAACCAAGGTGGTATGCCGACTGTCGTGCGCGCGGATACTACACGCGTAGATGGGCGAGTCGGCCCCGTGAGTGGTGGTTGGACACAGCAGTATAACAACAACAAGTACTATAAATTCAACGCATACAAGGGTAATTCTAACCCTTACGCGACAGACGAAAGTTTGGGCGTTGCGAAACAACAGCTTCAACAGAACCCTATAGCTCAGCAGATGATGTAAATAAAAAACAGTCGAGTAACAACACCCATTAAAAAAGTATCCCTCTATTTTAATGAGCGTATACACGTTAGACATAGATAGTAGTGAAAGAGATCCTACTATATACCCAAACCCAGCTGATTACGTGATTGAACTTAAAAACCCTATTTACGATGTTAATAAAATTTCCATCGCGTCTGCCCGAATTCACGCGAGTCAGTTGTTAATTAACGATCGTAACAATACATTCACCGTAACAAATACGACAGATTCCACGACAAACACTGTAACACTGGCTAATGGAAACTATAAAGGCACTACACTCGCAGCTGAGCTTCAGACAAAACTTACAGCGGCGGTCGGTGAAACTGTAACCACCACGTATAACTCTGACAATAACACACTCACATTCGACGCTGCGAGTGATGATTTACGGTTTGATTTTTATGGTGGTACGAACGGCTATGCGAATAGTACCAGTGGGTATACAACCCCTCACGATATATTAGGTCTTCCACCAAGTAACATCGCAACGACTAGTACGACGCTTACGACAGGTACAATAAACTTACAGGGTCCGGATGCACTTGTTATCAAAATAAGTAGTGGTGCGGAAGAGTTTAACAAAACCGTCTATTCTGATACACCTTTCTACACTGGTCGTATACTGATGTGCGGTGATGTGATTAATTATTCGGGAAAGGATGATATCGTGGAACATAATTTTGATACAGGAAAACAGGGGAGTATATCAAAATTACGAGTTCAGTTCTTTTATAGTAGTAATAACCAGCTCATACCGTATGATTTTAGAAACGCTAACCATATTATTAAACTTTCTATTGAGGGTTCGCGAGATAAACTATCGGTCATACCTACCGTGAAAAAGGACTTTTCACTTCCCGAACCTATGCGCATACCGGAGTTTGAGGATCCGAATAGGTGGAATGCATTTATCTATATATTCATGATAATCGTGACTGGAATATTTTTTTTAATATTTACCAGACCCCGGGGAATTAGCGTGTGACCGCGTAGACGGGGGCGACGGGCTTCTTGACACGCTTGGAGATGCGGGAGATCACCATGTATACGATGACCGACAAGAGGGTAGTGAAAAGCGCCGTAAGGGCGTAGTTCATACCACCGTTCTTCTGGACCTTGACGACCTGATGGATGGTCCATCGGACGAGATCCATCCACGACAGGGCGGCGGCGAAGGAGAAACCAGCCACAACGGAGTTGAGAGACTGGGTTTCGAGTTCACGGGAGATCGCGATGAGGGTATCGGTGGCAACTTCGGCGGACATTTTTATAATATATAAACATTTTATTCTGGCAACAACTCTTCGATAAATAGAATTTTATTATATTTACTCGTGCTATATCCCCTGACAACCCCACTGCCCTGATCATCCTCGTCATCGTCTTCATCGGAATCGGAGTTGGATTCTTTATCACCATATTTAAATTCCTTATATTCAGACGTTGTCCATCCCTCCAAATCAGGACATGTTTCCATTACTATCGATTGCATTTTTTATCATCTCTTCTGACGGATTGGTCGGATTCCACCCATCCCACGCGTCATACGCCTCGTTTATTTTCGTAAACCTTTCATCGTCCCCTGAATAAGGTTCAAATGCAGATTCGTCTACTTCATCATCAATCTCAATCTCATCCTCGTCTTCCGAATCTTCGTCAGTGTAAATATCGGGAAAATATGTACCAATTTGCTGACCTACTGTATGCATAGCGCAGTATTTCATACAATACTCCATATCCTTCCCGAGAATAGTGTCACGCCCACACGCCCTGGCGTAGTGTCCGGACAAAACGACTGCACTTTCTAATACTGGTGTAATAATATCAATCGCCGATTGGGCCATTTGGGAAGATAAGTCGTCCGGCTCCATTCTGGATACGTAATATATTATTACTAAGTGCGTAAACTCTAAGTTCTCTTTTATATGTCACATCATTGTTCAAAATCAGACTTATATTCTGATCTTTAATCATACTGAAATTTTTCTGACCCGTTGGATACCACCGTTCTGGTTCAAGTGCGAAACTATACGAGTAAAATCTCCGGAACAATTGTGTTCTTGAATGGTGAATACCACTCTGAACGGCGCGCATGTTTATAACGTTCCCTGTAATTTTATCGAGAACGACTTCATTATCGAGTGTCATTTCTAAACTGACGAGGTGTTCGTAGTTTGTATAACGTTCGTCATCACCCCCTGGAGGAGGGTATATTTGGTTAGAGTGATCGTAATCAAATGGATGGACTGATCTCGTACTACTATTTTTTCTCGCAATTACGAAATAGAGTTCTTTCACGGGATTTGTAAAACCGAGCCTACACTTTGTCTCATCCCGCCCGTGTCCGATTGATATGGGAATTTGAAAGACATTACGTTGAAGCTGTGAGATAATGTATTCATTCTTTCTCGTTTGAAGTTTAACTCGCTCGGGTTCGTCGAGTTGAACCAGTTCCGTGTGGACTGATATATCGTTAATTTTCAAACTGGATTTATCTAACGGTGAATATATACCAATCACACCACCCATAAGAGTGTGAGTTCCACAATAATAATATAAGACACTCGGTGCATCCATGGGTACGGTGAATGAGTATGGTGATGATGACCCAGATAGTTGAGTCGGATATGCTACACCTCCTCCATGTGTTCCGTTACTCGTTGTAGAAAATTTAAATGGGTGATTCGTGTTCGTAGTTGTATCGATCGTGAACGTATAAGTACCCCCCCTGTTCAACTTGAGAACAGGTCTATCCACACCGTTTATGTGATATTTACCATTTCCACCTATTGTAACCGTATAGTTTGTCCCTGTTGGATCATATTCATCGGTAAATGCGGTGTGTCCCCCATAAATGCAGTCTATACTTTCACTTAATTTAATTTCAATTTCACACTCCTGTTGTGTGAGTGCACATATAGGTAAAGCTAGTTCTGGATTGTTATGGAAATAGAAGGGGATATCCACTATATACTTTGTAGATGTCGTTGCTTTTCCGAGGTATCCATTGATAGGATAAGGAAGCCACGATGGACCTTGCGTGACCGCATACCCGGATTCGTCTCCCGGATATTTACCGATGAGTTTCGATAGAGCTGTTTGCTTCGTCTGTGTGATATAATGCTCACTATATATCTGTAACCAATCACGGGGAATGCGTTGTACGAGCTGTCCTCCGATACTTAGATTCACATATTCTATAATCGCATGTCCGATTGATTCATTATATCCCTGATACGCGTTCAAAGCGGGTAAATCTACGTGTACTCGTACACCCTTTAACAAGTCACCGGAACCGGCTGGTATCGTACACTTTACGGTACTACCATATGCAATTTCACCACTGACGTCGTGTTTTACATCGTACACTGCAAAATTTGTATGCTTCCTGAATTGTTTTATAAAATGCGTATACTCAGGATTTTCTGTAAAAAAAACATCCTGGGTACCCGTTGTGGCGAGCTGGACGCGTCCCGCCATTTCTATTATTAGATGTTAAAATTTTAAACCCGCTAACCCGCTCTCGATATGCAATACATTATAACTATGTGCGTAAACACCTACGTTAATGTTACGTGTATTTGTCACCGTCGTTGTACCCGACGTTGCCGTGGGAATGGTATCGAGTTCTATATCCAGTTTTTTGTGAATAATACGACTCATATTAAGTTGTCCCGTGGGGTAATAGACCTCCGGTTTAAGTGCGAACGAATATGTATAGAATTCGTATGCGGGATCTGGACACCCGGTATGATACCTGAGTGACTGTTGGTACGCGAGATACTGACCACTGTGATCGAATACGGTTGCACCGTTACACTCAAGCTTGATATTCTTGAGTGCTCTATGATCGGAACGTTTTGTATTAGTCGCTGAACCTACCGTATTCCCCTGTAAATAACTATCAAAGGACTGATCGGATGCAGATGTATTTAGAAGGTGGTCTTCGTATATAATCTCGATAACCTCAGTAGTAATATTGAATACACGGGTGTGTCCGGAGTTGGATGGAACATCGCTTAAAATGGCTCCAATCGCGACCCTTGATCCATCCGCGGACATGGCAATTGAATACCCAAATCTATCACCGGCGACATCACCATCTATATCGGGACTGGACGCATTTTTCTTCGCTTGCGTCCATGTAGATCCAATCAAATCATACACACGAACTTGACCAGCATCGTTATAAGGGGCTCCAATAGCGACCCTAGACCCATCGGAGGACATGGCAACGGAATACCCAGATTGACCTCCATTGTTTTCGCCTTCTATATCCTGGCCAATTTTATTCCATTGCGATCCGGAATATTGATATACTCGAACGTGTCCGGAATTGTTCGGGCCTCCATCGTTATATTTAGCTCCAATCGCGACCCTGGATCCATCCGATGACATGGCAACAGACCACCCAAATTGGTCGTTAGCAACTTCACCTGGTATACTAGAACCGACTAGTGTCCACGATGATCCAATATAGTCATATATTTCAACACGTCCTCTATACGAGTCGTACAAATAGGCCCCAATCGCGACCCTTGATCCATCAGCGGACATGGCAACAGACACCCCTAATCTATCACCGGCGTTTTCACCGTCTATATCTTGACCAACCTGTGTCCATGTAGATCCAATCAAATCATACACACGAACATGCCCATAGGACGACCCACCGACACCGTTAGTAGGGGCCCCAACTGCTATTCGGGTCCCATCTGAAGACATGGTTACCGAATAACCCGACTCGTCGTCTCCGAATTCACCGTCTATATCTTGACCAACCTGTGTCCATGTAGATCCAATCAAATCATACACACGAACGTGACCAGAATCGTGACCCACGGATCCCGATTGTCCATCGTTTAGTATAGCTCCAATGGCTACACGTGTTCCGTCTGAAGACATAGCTACCGAAGAACCTGATGAGTCGGATTCGGCTTCGCCGTCTATATCTTGACCAACCTGTGTCCATGTAGATCCAATCAAATCGTACACGCGAACGTGGCCAGAATTAACCCCGTTCGAATCGACTCCTTCCGCCCCAATGGCTACCCGGGTTCCATCTGAAGACATGGCTACCGAACGACCAAATCTATCACCGGCGACATCACCGTCTATGGTCTGACCGAGCTGTGCAATCGATCCAGGTGTGGTGACCTGGGTCGAATTGAAATTGAATCCGGTTTCTTCCTTTGCGAGAAACATGAGTTCCTTGACTGGGTTTTCAAAATTTAACATTACGGATTTCTTCAACTCCCCCGGTTTAAATTGTATACTCGATTTTTGTAACTGTGTAATTACATATTCCATCGGACGTGTGAGTAGAAAGTTCTTTTCATCTTCCGTGATGAAGTAGAAATCGGTGATGAGCGAGGCGTTTATGATCGAACCTTCGGTTGTCTTCTCTCTCTTTACAATCCCACTGGAATCTGCTGTATATTTAAATGTTACATCATCATCTACATCTCTAAACGTCACGCGAACTTCCACGAGTTGTTTTGTGAGCGCACACACTGGAACAGCTAAACCAGGGTTTCTATAAAAATAGAATGGAAGGTTTATATAGAACGTATTATAACCAAAACCATCTGGGGAAACGCTATACGATTTATTATGTCCGTTCATAAAGTAAAGGGTCTGATCCACATCATCCTTATTACCATGTAATTGATCGTACATGTATATATACTCCCCTGTAAGTCTCTCTATGACCTGACCACCGATTATCAGATCTGCATATTTTATTATACTTTTACCTAATGAAATGTTATAATAGTTCTGCACAGTATCAGAAACAAACGTCCCTGATGTGAGACCATTTATAGATGTTCCAAAAACGTCCGATGATAAGTTACCGAGTTTTACCTTAAGGGTCATCCCTCGTACGAGATCGCCTATATTGTTTGGTATACGACACTCAATGGAACTCCCGAATGCGCTGTCACCGGAAAATGGCATTTCTACCGCTTCGGTAGAAAAGCGTGTATGTCTTTTGAATAAGGTGACAAAATACGAAAACTGCGGATCCCCAGTAAGCCATTGGTCCTGGATACCAGTGACAGCAAGTTGTACGCGACCTGCCATTCTTATTACATGTGAGTAAAATTTTATGAATTAAAACGGGGCGGTATTATAGATGGATTTACGTT